CGCCAAGAAAGGCACCAAGTTCAAAACATCAGATGGTGAAGAACACACACTGGAAGGTGACCTCAATGCCTGGTATGCTGAACAGTATGCGAAGGAACTTGCTGAAAAAGATGGCAAGAATTGGTCAAGAATGCCATATGGTGACAAAGAAGATTACAGAAAAATTGCCAACAAAAAGTATGGTGTTGTGAAATCAGAAGACATAGAAGGTTTAGTTGAAAAAATGGTGTTAATGAAAGACCAAGTTGCTGATGCTGTGGCGGATCGAGTAAAAGATTGGGCCAAGTCGGCATCAGTTGAACAAATCAACAAAGTGTTAACAATGATCAAATCGCCTGCAAAATTGAAACCAGAAGGGCCAACTTCTGCTTCCATAGAAGAAGACAAAACAGATGCGGAGATTGATGCTTTCCACAGAGAACTTGATCAATTAGTGCATAAACATTTTGGACATTCATCAGATGAGAAAAAAGAAAAAGCCAAAGAAGATGCAATCACAGAAGAAGAATTTGACGAAGCGGCAGGCGAAAAGGATGCCTGCTATCACAAAGTAAAAGCAAGATACAAAGTATGGCCTTCAGCTTATGCCTCTGGTGCTCTAGTTCAGTGTCGCAAAAAAGGCGCGGCCAACTGGGGCAACAATAGCAAGTAATGAAATTATACGAAATAGACGAAAATCTCAAAAAATGGTTCAAGGAAAAATGGGTAAGGTTTGGTCCTGACGGCAAGATCCGTGGCGACTGTGCCAGAGGATCATCTGAAGAAGGCAAACCCAAATGTCTGCCACAATCAAAAGCACACGCACTGGGCAAAAAAGGCAGAGCCACAGCGGCATCACGTAAAAGAAGACAAGATCCCAACAAGAACAGACGAGGCCCTGCAAAAAACGTCAAAACTAAATAATATTATGAACTTGAAAGAATTTGATCAACAGTTTGACCAACCCAAAGCAGGTGACATTCTAACACTGGAATTTGGAGATGCTCTAGCAATAGAAACTTCTATCATTGAAGTCAAGGGCACTAATATTTTAGTATACACAGACGATGTTACAGGTAATTTTTTAAACGATCTTGAAGAAGCAGAATATCGCGGCCGTAAAGTCAAATTGGGCAAGCCAATGAGAGGCGATGTCAAAAAGTTCAAAGTGTATGTGAGAGATCCTAAAACGAAAAACATCAAAAAAGTAAACTTTGGTGATCCCAACATGCGAATCAAAAAATCAAACCCTGCTCGCAGACGTTCGTTCAGAGCAAGACACAACTGTGCCAACCCAGGACCAAGAACCAAAGCCAGATATTGGTCTTGTCGTAAGTGGTAAACAATCCAGAAACTCACGAAGATATAGCTTGGCTCAACACTGATCCTCAAGACATTTGGATATTCGACAAACTTATTCTTGCTAGAAGATTGGGATATATCTGCGGACCAGCCGGAGTTGATGTGCCCAAAGATGACTATTATATTGTAAGACCAGTAACCAACTGTGTGGGACTAGGCCTTGGCACTTCAATTAAATTTTTAACTGTAGAAGACTGGACTGACCATCTATCACCTGGCACATTTTGGTGTGAAATATTTGAAGGCGACCATATTTCTGTAGACTATGAATGGGGTAACCCATTTCTCAGTGTTCAAGGATTTAAATCTGAACACACATTTACTAGGTGGGACAAATGGCTTAAGGTTGATCAGATGATTGCTTTGCCACAAATATTAGCCACAATTTCCCAAAAATATCGATGGATGAACTGTGAATTCATTGGCGGCAAACTCATAGAAGTTCATCTGAGAAGAAATCCAGATTTTGATTGGAACAACACAGAATTTGTGCCTGTGTGGCATGGACAAGATCCAACTCCTCCCTATGGCTATCAATATGTGGACTGTCCAGAAGCACATGGCAGAGTGGGTGCTTGGATAAAATAAATATTACAATGAAACTCAATGAATTAATTCACAGTCCATTACAGATCAAAAAACCACAGTCTCCAGGGTCAAGAGGATTGAGACTCAATCAAAAACAACCACCCAGAAGATATTTTGATTACACAGTCAACAAAACAAAAAAACCAAAATCTAAATAAATTTGTAGACAAAACTTTTAGATTGTACTATAATAAATCAAACAAGGAGATCTCATGAAGACACTTAATCAAGAAGAACAAGCAAAAGTAAAATATGTAATCGAAAGTGGTATTAAAGTCAAACAAGAAGTCAAAGACCTATCAGACGGTTTGAGAGACACAGTCAAAGCAGTAGCAGACGAATTAGAAATCAAACCAGCACTGTTGTCAAAAGCAATCAATGTAGCATTCAAATCATCACTAGATTCAGAAAAACATGACATTGAAGAACTAGAAGAAATACTCGCCATAGCAAAAAAAGCTTAATGAGTTACGTAGACGCACTGTTTGATCGAGACACAGACAAGATATCTGTGGTTGAACGAGTCAAAGGTGAGAGAAGATATGTAGAATATCCTGCTCGCTATGTGGCGTACTATGATGATCCCAAAGGCAAGTTCAAGTCAGTATATGGCACACCAGTGTCAAGAATAGCAACCAAGTCAGGCAAAGAATTCAAACGTGAAGTTCACATGCAGTCAGGCAAACGACTGTATGAATCAGACATCAATCCGATTTTCCGTTGTTTGGAAGAAAATTATCTTAACAAAGATGCTCCAGATCTACAAGTAGCATTTTTTGACATTGAGGTAGACTTTGATCCCAACAAGGGTTACGCCAAACCTGCAGATGCTTGGGCGCCTATCATTTCAATCACTGTGTATCTACAATGGTTAGATCAACTTGTATCACTAGCAATACCTCCCAAAGACTTTCCAAACCCAGAAATCATCGAACAAGAGTTTGAGAACACCATGCTGTGTGAATCAGAAGCAGACATGTTAGACAAGTTTATCATGCTGATAGAAGATGCTGATGTGCTGAGTGGCTGGAACTCAGAAGGTTTTGATATTCCCTACACAGTGAACAGAATACAGAAAGTGATGTCAAAGGATGACACACGCAGGCTGTGTCTGTGGAACACATATCCACGCAAGAGACTGTTTGAAAGATTTGGCAATGAAGAAGTCACATATGATATAATCGGCAGAGTTCATCTAGACTACATGCAATTGTATAGAAAATACACTTATGAAGAAAGACACTCATATGCTTTGGATTTTATATCCAAGATGGAGTTGGGAGAACAAAAAACACCATACGAAGGCACACTGGACCAACTGTATAACAAAGACTTTGTAAAATTTATTGAATACAACAGACAAGACGTGGCACTGCTGGGCAGGCTGGATGAGAAACTTAAATTTATTGCTCTCAGTAATGAATTAGCACATCAAAATACTGTGCTAATACAGACCACCATGGGTGCTGTGGCAGTGACAGAACAAGGCATCATCAACGAAGCACACAGACGCGGCATGGTTGTGCCTGACAGAGTGAGACGTGAACCTGGTTCAGATCCTGCGGCAGGTGCCTATGTGGCATATCCCAAGAAAGGACTACAAGACTGGATTGGATCTATTGACATCAATTCACTGTATCCGTCTGTGATTAGAGCATTAAACATGGCTCCTGAAACTATTGTAGGACAACTGCGTCAAACACTCACAGAAGAAGAAATTGAACGTAGAATGACCATGGAAAAGAAATCTTTTGCAGGTGCATGGGAAGGCGAATTTGGATCATTTGAATATCAAGCTGTGATGCGTAAAGACAGAGCACAGAGTATAACCATTGATTGGGAGTCAGGCGAGTCAAACATATTAAGTGCCGCAGAAGTGTATGAATTAATATTCAATTCAGATCAACCATGGTTCCTGTCAGCAAATGGCACAATATTCACTCATGAATTTGCTGGTGTAATTCCTGGACTGTTAGAACGTTGGTATGCTGAGCGTAAAGAACTACAATCTAAAAGGAAAAAGGCTATTGATGCTGGCAACAAAACTGAGCAGGCTTTTTGGGACAAACGACAGTTGGTTAAAAAGATTAATCTAAATTCTCTGTATGGTGCTATTCTTAATCCAGGCTGTAGATTCTTTGACACTCGTATAGGACAATCAACCACACTTACTGGTAGATGTATCACAAAACACATGGCTGCTAAAACCAATGAAATCATCTGTGGTGAATATGATTACAGAGGACCTGCCATAATTTATGGTGACACAGACTCTGTGTATTTTTCAGCATATCAACCACTCAAGGCAGAAATCGATGCCGGCAATATTCCATGGAGCAAAGAAAATGTAGTCCAACTATATGATTCTGTGGCAGCTGAAGTCAACAAATCTTTTCCAAAATTCATGCTAGAAGCATTTAACTGTCCGTCAACATATGGAAAAATAATTGCAGGTGGTAGAGAAGCAGTAGGTTCTAAAGGACTTTTTATAACCAAGAAAAGATATGCCATGAAGATTTATGATCTTGAAGGCGAACCTGTTGATAAAATCAAAGCAATGGGTCTTGATTTGAAACGTTCAGACACACCTGCTTATATCCAAGATTTTTTATCTGATGTGCTGGACAAAGTGTTGACAGGTGCTGGAGAAGAAGAAGTCATGGACTTTATTGCTGACTTTCGTTTAGAGTTCAAAAAGATGCCTGGTTGGGAAAAAGGTTCACCACGACGTGTGAATAAATTAACTGAATACTGGAGCAGAGAAAAACGCAAAGGCAAGATCAACATGCCTGGGCACGTGAGAGCTGCCATCAATTGGAACACACTAAAAAAAGTTTACAATGACAAATATTCAATGGACATCATTGATGGCCAAAAATGTATTGTGTGTAAACTCCGTGACAATCCCATGGGGTACACATCAATTGCTTATCCTACAGATGAGTTAAGAATACCAGATTGGTTCAAAGAATTGCCATTTGCTGACGATGAAATGGAATCCACACTAATAAACAAAAAACTAGAGAATCTTATTGGTGTATTGGATTGGAATCTTGGTAATTCAGAAGCAGAAAATACCTTTGACAAATTGTTTGGTTAAAGTTGACTTTAGCTCTAAATAATTTTATAATAAACACACTTAGGAGATACACAGTATGAAAGACACACTACAAGACATTGTCAAACACACACATTCACTAGGATTTATTGATCTTGTGAAAGTGGTAGGCGATGATAAATCAACAACAATTGATGCCATGGCAGAAGACAGATCAGTTGTTGTTAAATCAGAATTAAAATCACCTGTCTCAGAATTTAAAGGAACATTTGGAATGCCAAATCTAGGCAAACTGGATATCCTACTCAAACTGCCTGTCTACAAAGACAAAGCAGAAATCACAGTCAACACACAGGAGCGTAATGGCGAAACTGTGCCTGTGGGATTACACTTTGAAAATGATTCCAAAGATTTCAAAAACGACTATCGTTTTATGAATGCTGAGATTGTGAACGAAAAATTAAAATCCGTACAATTTAGAGGCGTAACATGGCATGTTACAATCAAGCCAACCATGCCAGATGTACAGAGATTGAACTTCCAAGCACAGGCCAATGCAGAAGAAAATGTGTTTACAGTATCAACAGATGGCGATGCTCTTAAATTTAAGTTTGGCGATGCTTCGTCACATGCTGGCGAATTTACATTTGCTACAGGTATCAAAGGCAAGTTGGACAAAACTTGGGCATGGCCAGTGGCACAGGTAACTCAGATTCTCAAACTGATCGAAACCAATGAATGTGAAATGTCATTTTCAGACGATGGTGCACTACAAATTACACTGGATTCAGGCATGGCTTCATATCAATACATACTGCCAGCACAAAGCAAGTAAGGATTTATGGCGAAAAAGAAGCCTAGTATAATAGAAAAGATAGGTAAATGGCATTCGAGAGTATTCGAATATGTTAGTAAAAAAGCAACGACAAGTAGACTATGGGCAATCTTGCTCACTGCTCTTGTATTTTATGAGTTGGTTGAGCATTTGGTTTATCCTTGGCTTGTCCCTCTCTTAGCATTTAAGGCGTTTGGAGAATAATTTGAATATAGACTTAACAGCAGAACAAAAAGACTATGCTGTGTTTCTTCCAGCAGTGAGTGGATTTTATGCCACATTCATTGGCAAACAGCAGTCCACAGAATATGTCGAGACTGCCAGAATTCCAAAAAATTTTAAACACGGTGTTGAAAGTTTAAACTTCCTCAATCCCGCTCAAGGTCAATTCCAGTACAAGTGGTGTCTATATTCGGCAGGTCATGCTGACTTGGACATCAATCGAGACTCTCCCAAAGAAGATATGTTTAGAAAACGTGATCGATCAACATCTTGGGCATTAGGTGACTCGGGTGGATTCCAGATTGGTAAAGGTGTGTGGGAAGGTGACTGGAAAGATCCCACATGTCCCAAAGCACAAAAGAAACGTGAGCAAGTTCTTGCGTGGATGGATGCTTACATGGACTATGGCATGATACTTGATATCCCTGCTTGGGTGGCTCGTTCGCCCAAAGGACAGCAAGCCACAGGTATTTCTACATACGAAGAAGCCTGTCAGGCCACAAACATCAACAATGAATATTTCATGAAGCATCGTTCAGGTGCTTGTAAATTCTTGAATGTACTACAGGGTGAGAATCACACAGAAGCAGATGATTGGTATGAGCGAATGAAAAAATTCTGTGATCCCAAACAGTATCCAGACACACACTTCAATGGTTGGTCAATG